CGTCCTTTGATGGCAATTGGCTTGTCAATGTACGGAGTGCCTTTTAAGTCCTTAAGCTCGTAACCTAAAGGGACAACAGCGCTCATGCCAGCTACCCAGTAATCATGGTAAACACCATACTCAGCGCCATGTTGCACCACAGCAGAAACACCGTCTAGCTGGTTAAACATAGGAACTAAAGCTCCAGTACAGGCAACCACGACTTTATTACCACGGTCTGCAATGTCTTTGGCATAACGAATCTGATGGATCTGATCTCCCAAACCGCCTTCTAAATAGAGCAGAATTGTGCCTTTTGACTTGCCATCCCACTGCTGGGTGACTGTCTCTGGGTGCTTATTACCAAATACACCAACAAAACGACCACGATCCATGAGCTGGTAGCCCTTCTGAATCTGCCCTTGACGCAATGCATACCAGCCACGGTTATATGCCGCACGGTGATTATTTGGCTCATTGGCTTCTAGTTTATGTGCTAAGCGCAAGCCTTCAACAAAGTCACCCGATGTAGAGGCGGCTAATTGCAGGTCTAAGTCTGTTAACTCTGGAACGGTACGGGGCTTTTCTAACCAGAACTCAGGCTGGCAGAACGCTGCGTAGTGGTTCTTTAGTACGTCTTTTGGTGACTCGCTATGCTGACGTTGTAGCACGGGCTTAACATCGTGCATACCAGAGTAGCCATGTAAGTTCTCATCGTCCTCTTTTACCGAGGAGCCGTCAATATTAGACAGGTCATAGTCAAACGCTGGCAGATCTAAAAACTCGTGGATACGGTCTAGTTGCGCCTTTGGGTTAGCCAATAGGTCTTCGTACTCCACAAACAGGAAGCACTCAGGCATGAACTGGTAGCCTTCTTGCAGCGAGATATACGCCGCCTTTAAGTGGTCAGCAAGCTGTCCAGAGTGCATAAACTCATCTAAATCTTCAGGCTTAGCGATACGGACAAACGATGCCATACAGTCAGGCACGGAGCGAACAGTTGCAATAATCTTTGGCTTATGCTGTAGCACTTGGCTCATGGCTTGCATAATCACGGGAACGGGCCAGCCACGTCCCTTATCAATAATTACAGGCTTATCAGTAGACTCGTAGAACGCATCAATCGTGCCACGCATGGTCTGGGCTAGGAGCTTACGCTCTGGGTCATTCTCATTAAGTAGACCAGCCGAGTGCCATGTATTAGCAAGACCATCCAAAGCATGAACCAAACCAGAAGTTGTACTGACGTGGGTCTGCGGATTCTGGTTAAGGATTGCCGCCAAGACTGTAGATCCTGAACGTGGAATGCCTGATAAGAAATGCAATGTTTTTTTCAAAACGTTATGTCCTTTATGTTGTTATTGCTATTGCTAATTGATGAATACCTTGTCCTTGACTTACTGTTTGCCAAGAAGTTAAAGCACCAACTTGAACTGGTGATGATCTAGTTGTGGAATCGCCAAGACCTAATTGCCCAATATTGTTACGCCCCCAAGACCAAAATGTTCCATCAGTTTTAAGAGAATATGCTGAATATACATTTCTATAAACTGTAGACCAATTTGTTAAAGAACCAACTTGTTTAGGAGAAGAGTAGTTTGTTTGATTTCCAAGTCCTAATACACCGTTAGCGCCATATCCCCAAGCGTATAATTGACCAGTGGTTGTAGTAGCGACTACAAAATATTGACCTGTTGCAGCATATAACCAATTAGTCAGTGAGCCAACTTGTTTTGGGGATGAGTAACTTGTGGTATTTCCAAGTCCTAATGCGCCTTGAGAACCACTACCCCAAGACCAAAAAGTTCCATCTGTTTTAACTGCAATAGAACTATAAGCCCCTGCGGAAACTAAAAGCCAATTTGTAAGTGCGCCGACTTGAACTGGGGAAGACGTGCTTGTAACATTACCAAGACCTAATTGACCTTGAGCGTTATACCCCCAACCCCACAATGTGCCATCGGTTTTAATTGACATTGTAAAGTACGTGCCACAAGAAACACTAGACCACGTTGTTCCAGAACCAACTTGTTGTGGACTTGATATGCTAGTTGTATTGCCAAGTCCTAGTTGACCAAAGCCATTTGCACCCCAAGCCCATAAAGTGCCGTCTGTTTTGATGGCGGCAGAAAACTCATATCCAGATGATATTTTTGACCAAGTGGTTAACGCACCAATTTGCTTTGGTGAGGAGTAAGAAGTAGTGTTACCAAGTCCCAATCTACCAGAATTACCAAGTCCCCATGTCCAAATCGTTCCATTAGTTTTAAGCGCCAAACTATGGTAGTAACCAGATGCAAGAGATAACCAATCAGTTAGTGCACCAACTTGCTTAGGAGACGAGTAGGTAGTTGTGTTGCCAACACCAAGCTGACCTTGATTATTAAAACCCCAGCTAAACAACTTAGGACTAGGCGGTACGGGCCAAGTACCCGCAGCTTTAGCGTCTGCTTGCTGAGATGCTGTCCAGATGCCGCCGTATTGGATGTAGGGTGATGGATTTATTGGCATATTAGTAAATTAAAGCTAATGTGTTTGATTGACCGAGAGCAATGGAAAGCCAATTTACACTAGCCCCCACTTGCACTGGAGAAGATCTATTGGTTGTGTCTCCAAGACCTAGTTGACCTTGAGCATTTACTCCCCATGACCACAACGTTCCGTCAGTTTTAATAGAGGCACACGCTCCTGTTGAATATGTTTTTGGTAGAAGAGACCAATTAGTTAATGCGCCGACTAGTTTAGGAGAAGAATAATATGTTGTATTTCCTAGACCTAATCTACCTCGATTTCCATTGCCCCATGAATATAGCTGCCCCGTGGTTGTAATTGCAAACGAAGCGGTACTTGCTGTGCTAGTACGAGCCCAATTTGTTAATGCCCCAACTTGTACTGGTGATGAAAAATATGTTGTGCTGTTTGTGCCTAATTGACCAGAATTATTTAAACCCCATGCCCATAAAGTATTGTCTGTTTTAATAGCAATACAATAAGCATTTCCGCAACTAATTGAAGCCCAATTAGTAAGAGCGCCTATTTGTTTTGGCGATGAGTAGCTTGTTGCATTACCCGTAGCGCATTGACCGTTGTTATTTTGACCCCAGCCCCAAAGTGTGCCGTCTGTTTTTACTGCAATACAAAAATTAAGACCTGAAGATACATTTCTCCAGTTAGTTAAAGCGCCAACTTGCACTGGCGATGATCTATTTGTAGTTGTGCCATCGCCTAGCTGCCCATCTGAATTGCGACCCCAAGACCATAAAGTGCCATCGGTTTTAATAGCAACCGTAGTAACGTTTCCAAGGGAAACAATAGCCCAATTTGTTAAGGCTCCAACTTGCTTGGGAGATGAATAATCTGTTGTGTTACCAAGCCCTAAGCAACCAAACCCTCCTGCCCCCCACATATATAAGGTTCCGCTGGATGAAATAGCGCCAGAGTAATCTGCGCCACTTGCAATAAAAGCCCAATTTGTTAATGCGCCAACCTGTTTTGGTGAAGAATAATAAGTTGTATTACCAAGACCTAATGTGCCGCTTGTCCCTGCTCCCCAAGCATTTAAATAAGGGGAATACGTAGGTGGTGGCGGGGCTACAAGCGGGTTGAACGCTCCGTCCTGTAGCCAAGCTCCTGTGTAACGCAGGGACATCTTAGGCTCCCTCTTTCTTGGCAGCCCAACCAGCTCGAATAGCAGCAATCATTTTTTCTCTAGTTGCTGGGTCTTTCCATTGTTTTTTCTTTGACTCAGAAATATTCTTACGTTGCTCTTCTGTGCGCTTTAATCCAGTGCGAGATGCAACCATCTTTGCACGAGTTTCTGCTGTTACAGGACGATCTGCGTTGGTTGGGCGTTTTCCATACATTGGATGTGCTTTACCAGTTCTACCATAAGCGCCATTCTTTTCTCCAATTAAACCAAAGCCACCACGCCCGCCAGTAGAAAAGTTGTAACCCTTTGGAGATAATGTATTAAATGATTGAATTGCTTTTGCTTCCATTGAATAACAGTATTCTTGGGTTCCTTTGAGCAGGACATCCATTTTAAAGTTATTAATACCATGTTTGTGCATAGCGTATCTTACATAAGACTTTGATGTTTTTCTTTGTTCGGCATGAGTCTTAAATCTACGTTTAGGAGTTTTAGACACGCCTATATACTGCATACCATCCAAAAGATTGGTAATGCAATAAAGGTAAGCGATAGGCTGATTAACAGCCTGGATCATGTAATTGCCTCAAAAATCGCTGTGTAAGTCAAGGCAGATGCAGTGCCTGAAGTTACACCAACAGATTGATTCTCCGTAATATAAAGGTCAGTAGTTTTATCAACTACGATCAAAGAAGCGTTTGCTGGCACAGAGATCTGATAAGCCAAATATCCGATTACCGTAGCAGAGCCGAACGTAGCGTTGTTGCCTACACCAACCGTTGCAGCTGCTGCGGATGCCGTTGTGTTAGACACAATCAGTCCTGTAATTTTATTTACAGTATTGGCAGCTGGTGTTAAGCCAGTAAGCGTTGTTGCGCCGTCAAATGTCCAGCTAGTCGTTGCGGTTGTGCCTGATGGAACCACATAGGCTGTCTGCCCTTTGATTGTGGTTAGTGCTGCTATATTTGGATTTGCCATGATGTCTTCCTTAAAATCCTAATGTCATTGTAAGAGCAATTACTTTTGCTTGTGAAATACCTGCGCTAACCGTGTCCCAAGAAGCCACTGTACCGTTGGTAGTTAAATACTTACCAGACTGACCAGTTTGGCTTGGTAAAGCATCTACTGTTGCCCATGAGGTATCAGTACCGTTTGTAGTTAAATACTTACCAGTATTGCTAGTCTGGCTTGGTGCTAATGCGTTAAATGCTGTTGTTGCCGTTGTCTGCCCTGTGCCACCAGAACCTATAGGAAGTGCTGATCCTAAAGTTAACGAACTTAGGTAATTGGTTGCATCTACTACGTTAGTCCCGTTGTTATAAACAAACATAGACTTACCAGCGGCTACAGCAATACCTGTGCCTGATGTGTTCTTTACAGTAACAGCATCGGCTAACCCGTTGTTTATTAAGTATAATTTTTCAATCTGACAGCCTGAACCAAGGATTAACTGCCTTGCGCCACCAGAAGTACCTGTCAGGTTTAAACGCAGATTACGGGCTGTTTGCGCTGCGTTACTGTCTGTGAGGGTAACGGTTACGTCTGCACTTGAAAAGGCAACATCCGCTGATCCTGTAATTGCTTCACTTAGAGCAATAGAAAAGTTGTTGTTGGTCGTGGTTCCCCACGTACCTGTCTGGTCGCCTGTACCAATCAGCTCTATCTTTAGATCACTGTATGTAGATGCCATAATTTGTCCTTACTCAATAATATCATTTTATGCTGCTATTTCAACCCAGTTCGGGGTTTGATTATCGTTAATCGTAATCCAAACCGTTACTGAAGTCACGCTTGCCGTGCCGCTAACTCCAACTACAAAAACCTCAATTGAAGGTATTACAGTAACCGTTCCAACAGACCCTGTAGCTTGTAATCCTGTAACAGGAGTATTAGCCGATCCTGTTACAGAAACTGACCCTAAAACAACTGTGCCCGCAACTCCTGTAACTAAAACATTAGAACCCGCTTCTATAACTACGCTACCAACAAATCCTGTTACTTCTAGCCCTGTTACTGGAACATCTACATCTGCAATAACAGTAACCGTTCCTACAAAGCCTGTAGCTACAAACGATACGTTTCCTTCACCCCAGGCTGAATCACCCCAGCCCTGACTACCAAATCCGCCTAAAGGTACGGTGACATCACTCATGCTGCCGTCCTAATAATTGTCCAGTTTGGTGTTTGATTATCGTTAATTAGGCTCCAAATCAACACCGATCCAATCTGTCCTGTACATTGCACTCCTGTTACGTTAACACTAGCAGAAGCAGAAATTGTTACATTTCCTACGCTGGCTGTAGCCTGTACGCCAGTAACTAGGGCTTGAATACTAGGAATAACTACTACCGTCCCTACTGCCGCAGTTCCTGCTACGCCTACAACGTCTACAACCGCCGTTCCTGTTACAGATGCATTACCTTGCTGTACGGTTCCTGCAACCCCTGTTACAAGCACTTCTACGCTTGGTACAACGGTTACTGAACCTACTTCTCCCGTAGCAGAAAGACCTGAAACTGGAGCATTTGCTGCTGCTTCTACAGAGACTGATCCTTGTACTACCGTTCCTGCTACACCTGTTATAAGTACTAAAAGCGAACCATCAACAACTGCATCACCTATAGCGCCAGTGCCTTGTACGCCTGTTACAGCTACTGATACGCCTGGTACAACAGTAACTTCACCTACAGATCCAGTACCAGAGACTCCTGTTACAGAGACTCCAATACCTTGCCCAACTGTTACGCTACCAACAATACCTGTACCGCTTACTGAAGTAACTCCAATACTAGAACCAGCATCAATAGCTACGCCTTCTATCTGTCCTGTACCGCTTACTCCAGTTACGCTAACAGCTGCTGAAGCAGTAACCGTTGCACTACCTAACTGCCCTGTTCCCGATACCCCTGTTAAGCTAACATTTACATCTTCAGTAGCATTTACAGTAACTACGCCTACATTTCCAGTGCCTACAACTCCACTAGGGGAGACCTCTACGTCAGTGTAGTCCTCGCCCCACGGTCCGCCACTCCACGCACCGCTTCCCCAGCCCGAATAAGTTGGCACCTAACCATCCCTAGGCTATACGAATAATTGCGTTGCTTGAGTCTGCCGTTGGGAAAACAATCGTAAATGTACCTGCGGTTGAAGTCTTAGCGCCGCCAAAGTCGAGTACGCAAACGGTTGGATCACCCGCTGCGGTGTCGTTATAGATCAATGCGCCAAACGCAGTAATCGTTGCCGAAGTAAACGACAGGTCATTAAAGTCAGTAAACGCTGTAGTACCTGTAGAAGTTGGGGTTACATTAGTCAATGTTCCGCCGCCCGCTGCATAAGTACCAGAGTTTGCTACTTCGTTGGTTACTGTGTACGCCGTTGTAGCCGCTGTAAATGAGGCTGAATTGTCGTACAAAGCCAGTTTAAACGTGTTACCTGTGCCGTTTGTAAAGTTATGTACCGCTTTCATTAGCTCTACTTTGAAGCTAGTACACATAAAATTCCCCGAAAACGCCATGATTTACTCCTCTAAAAGTTTAATTAATTCAGGATGACCAGCTTCCCGTAGCTTGTAGGCTAGTGTTACACGATCAAATTTTACCGCTTCATTCATGTAAAAGACCAGCACTTCCCGAATATGATTACGAAAAGCAATCGCTTGCTCCCGAACCAAAGGATGAGACTGATCCCCTACCTGAATAATTTTATCTAATGCCCGTTCAGCAACCTCTGCAGGAGTAAACCCACCAAAGTCTTTGGTTGCCACTTGAATCCCGTTAGATTCACCTAATCCTTGTACGCTAATCATCTTACTGGATACCTCACTTGTCCACTTCTATAGGCGTCTTGACGCTCTTTTGCATCGCCTAATTGTTTGAGTTCTGCCATGGCTCTGCCATAACGTTCTTTGTATAAATTGACTGCATCGGCATCGGATTTCATAAAATTAGCAGCTTCTAATAATGCACCATATAACAGTACCGAATCAAAGTTCGTACCTAACCAAGACGTTCCAGCAGTCACAATAGACTCTGGATAGTAGAAATAGTGCAGTTCTGTAGCGTAGTTAGCGTCTGGGGTAGGTCCTAAAATAAAGGTGTTATCGTCAAATACAGCGTAATACTGAGGTTCCGCATAGAACGCAGCGTCCGTATCTGGGTAGGATTCACGGATAAAGTTAACATCTTTGTTCAATAGATATTTATACTCATTACCCGCATTAATCACCGCAATACTAAAAGTAGCCAGCCAGTCAGAAGGAGTCGCCAAGTACTTATTGCCACTCGTCATGTTACCTGTAACATTCTTACGAAAAGCAGGCATCTGCACCGTATTAAATATACTTTGCTCTGCCAACTGAACAAAACGGGCAATCTGCTCGGCAGACGTAAACGACCCAACTGTCGCTGGGAAGTCGTTCTCAGCAAAGCCTTTAATAGCAGAAGTTAACTGCGTGTAATTCATCCCATCTTCCCGCTAGACATACGACCTTTGGTTGCTGCACCAGCACCACGCATCTCAATCTTGCCGTATTGATTTACGGGTTTGCCGTTACCTTTGCTAATACCGTCAACAGAGATATTCATAGTCGCCATTTCTTGTGCGCCAGTCATGCCTTTAGAAGTCAGTCCTTTGGCAGAGATTGTCTTACCCTTCATAGTATGGGGAGGAGCATAGACTTTAGCTTCTCCAACTTCCTTACCCATTACCTTTTTAGAATAGTTAGGCATTATCGACCCCTTCCAGCG